TACCGTTTCAGAGGACACTTCTTCAGAAGAAGAAGCCACTCCAAAGGAAGAACGCCCTGTCAACGCTGAAGAGAAAGTGTTTAAGAAACGTTATGACGACCTTAAACGACATTACGATTCTACAGTCAATAAGCATAAAGACGATGTTGAAAAGTTAAGACTTCAGTTACAAGAAAATGCTGACAAGATTAACTTGCCAAAAACAAAAGAAGAAGTAGATGCATGGAGACAAAAGTATCCAGATGTTTATGATATTATCGAAACTATCGCTTACACTAAAGCAGATGAAAAAGCTAAGAAGGTTGAAAGCAATCTTAAAGAATTAGAGAGCCAACAAATGGCCGTTCAAAAAGATAAAGCAGAAGTAGAACTATCAAAGCTACATCCAGATTTTAGTGAAATAAGAGAAGACGATAAATTTCATGAATGGGTATCGAAACAAGACTCTACTATTCAAGGTTGGTTGTATGAAAATACTACCAATGCAAAATTAGCAGCAAGAGCTATAGACTTATACAAAATGGATACAGGATATGGTAAAAAGAAAACTGCTAAATCGTTAGAGGCATCTAAATCTGTTACATCAACTAGTAAACGTGAAGTAGATACTTCAAACAAAAAAATGTGGAAGATTAGCGAGATAGCTAAAATGAAACCACATCAATTTGCAAAGTATGAAAAAGATATCGACTTAGCTAGAAAGGAAGGTAGAATTGTCAATGGTTAATCTTTAACTGTCTATAGGAGGACAACATGGCAATATCAAAAGCGGCAGGTTATGATAACCTACCTTCGGGTAATTTTTTACCTATTATTTATAGTCAAAAAGTCCAAAAGTTCTTTAGAACTGCATCAGTAGTAGAAGATATTACTAATACTGACTATGCAGGAGAGATTGAAAATTTCGGAGATACAGTTAACATTATCAAAGAGCCAACAATCACAGTAAGCTCATACACAAGAGGTGGACAAATCAACATCCAAAATTTGGCTGATGACCAACTCCAACTTACTGTAGACCAGGCTAATGCATTTGCATTTAAAGTTGACGATATCGAAGAAAGACAATCTCATATTAACTTTGAGGCTTTGGCTACTTCTTCTGGAGCATACGCTCTAAAAGATTCATACGATGAAAACGTAATTGCAGCAATGTTTTCGGGTGCAGGCACCACTGTAGGTTCAGATGGTTCTGGAACTGACACAGGTTTCGGTTCTTCAGAAACTGACCCAACAGATATTTTAGCAAACTCTGCTAAAAGATTACATGCAGCAGACGTACCAACAGATAACAGATGGTTCTTAGGAACTCCAGAGTTTTACGAACAGCTTGGACAAGCTAGTGCAAAACTAATGGATGCGTCTGTTACTGGTGACGGAACTTCACCATTGAGAAATGGTAACGTCATGGACGGTCAAGTTAATGGTTTTAGACTATATATGACCAATAACTTTGCGGCATCATCAACTTCTAACTATTTTAAAGTAATGTTTGGACACATGTCTTCAACAGCTACTGCAAATCAAATTGCAAAAACTGAAGTAGTTAGAGACCCAGATTCATTTGCGGACATCGTAAGAGGTTTGCATATATTTGGAAGAAAAGTACTTCGTACGGAAGCACTTTTTGCAAGACATTTATTAATTGATTAATAGGAGGGTATACAAATGGCAACAGTAAGTAAAGTAACTGGTGGAACTAGTGGACATCCTTCTACAAGAAGGAAACCATATTATGTGGAAAACACAATCGACAATTCTTTGTTTGACCCTGCAAGTGGGGATGTAATTCAAGCATTGAATATTCCTGCAGAGACTATGATTCTTAATGCAGGTTTAGAAGTATTAACTGCGGCTTCTTCATCAGTAACCTTTGATTTAGGTGATGGTGATGACCCAGATAGATACGTTGATGGTGACACAAATGCAACTGGACATGCGGCTCCTGTAGCTCATGCATCTAACTCTGGTCATGTGTACGGCTCTGCTGATACACTTGATGTAACAACAGGTGGTGCACAAGATACTGCAGGTAAGATTCGTGTCTATGCAATTATGTGTGATGTTAGCGGTTCAGATGAAACTGCTTCAAACACTTCATAATTATAATGGGGGCGTTTTAGCCCCCTTTACTTTTTGTAAGGAATATAATGACTAAATGGAATATGACAGAAGGGCAAACTACTACTGATAATAAAGTAATAGCTACTGGAGAAATAATTACGCCTTTCTATGAAGATACAAATATAACAGAATTAGAAAAAAGAATAAATAATTTAGAAAAAAAATTAGATACAATAATAAATTTATTAAAAAATGATTAAAGTAGCTATGGCGATAATAATAACGTCAATGCCAAACTGGCCCTCAGTAAAATATCAAGGGTATTTATATCCAGACATGGATACATGTTTATCATCTACTCAATTATATGTAGAACAATTTAGAGCGTACGCTGATAGTCAAGGAGATTATGATGCTCACTTTGATTCTATATGTTTTGAGGTTGATTCGTATCCAATAGAAGGATTTAACAATTTAGAATTAGGAATATAATGGCAACATATCTAGTATTATGCAATAGAGTTTTAAATGCACTAAATGAAGTAGAACTAACTTCTGCTAATTTTAGTAGCAGTCGTGGTATACAAACTTCTGTAAAAAATTTTACTAACAGAGCATTACACGATATCTATAATGAACTAGAAGAGTTACCAAGTTTACATAAAGAAACAATACAAGTTACTAATGCAGGTCAAAGAGAATATGCTCTACCTACAGCTAATTCACCACAGACAGGTGATGCACAATGGCGTAAAATAGATTGGGATACATTTTATTTAAAGCCAAAAGAATTAATGACTAATGGTGAATTTACTTCTGACATTAGTAGTTGGACTACAATAGCAGGGAGCGGCAGTGCAGCATACAACAGTGGTGGTAATGGTAGATTACGACTAAATGATTTTGCGGCACATCAATCTATATCAACAGTTGTTAATCAACAATATAGATTACAACTTAGAGTATTTGATTCTAACAGTGTAGGCCAAGCACTAAAAGTACAAGAAGGAACTGCAGCTGAAGGAACACAAAATTTAAATACAACAGTAACAGTAGAAGATTTTGGAGAGGGTGCAGTATTAGATACTACATTTACTGCAACAGCACAAACAACTTTTATAACATTAAATAATACAGTTACTACAACTAATTTAGATGTAGATTATGTACGAGTATCTAGAAATATAGGAGTGCAAAGATTAAAGTACATTTCTTATGATGATTATATAAGACAATACGCAGAAAGAGATAAATTAAATTTAAGTTCAGTACAAGGTGAGCCTAGATTTATATATAAAACACAAAGTGGTAAATTAGGATTATCACCTGTACCAGATAGAAGTGATTACGAAATAAATTACGAATATTACAAAGAGCATACAGAACTATCGGCTTCTACTGATGAACCAGATTTAGATGATAGATATGCAGATTTAATTGTATCAAGAGCAAGCTATTACACATATAACTTACGTTCTGACCCAGAACATGCAATGATAGCTAAAAAAGAATACGAAGAAGGGTTAGATAGACTTAGAACAGATTTAGTTACTAAACAAGAATACATGCGTGATGATAGAGTAAATCTACGTTATTATGGTAAAGGAGTTATGTAGTGCCAAATACTTCACAGATAACACCTACAGTTGTTAGTTGTTTTGGAGGTCTAGTTTTAAATAAAGATGTATTTTCAATGAGACCTGGTGAGGCTCTACAACTTACTAATTTTGAACCAGACATTGCAGGTGGTTACAAAAAAATGTTAGGTACAACACATTACAATAGCAATATTGTACCACAAGTATCTGCATCTAGTGAGATTGTAGATATGGTTGCTATATTTAATGATATAGTACTAGCGGCTAGAGGAGGCACAATATCTCGTGCAGGCACAAGTGGCTCATGGACATCTGTGGCTACAGGTAAAAGTACGTCATTTAGATATGATTTTGAACGTTATAATTATAACGGCACAGAAAAAATAATGATAGCAACTGGCGGAGATGCGGCTTTTTCTATTGACACATCGTTCAACGTTGATATAATAAATGCAACCGATGGTGGAACTGCCCCAACAAATCCAAAGTTTGTAGCATCATTTAAAAATCACATGTTCTATGCGGGCATGTCAAACGCTGTATCTAGCGTAATATTTTCTGGCCCATTTGCAGAAGATGACTTTAATACTGGGGCAGGAACAATAAAAGTTGATACAACGATTGTTGGACTTAAAGTTTTCCGTGAAGAACTTTTTATATTTGGTGAAGACAGAATATTTAAAATAACTGGCACAACAAGTTCTGATTTTGCTGTAACACCAGTTACTCGTAAGATTGGCTGTGTAGATGGTAAAAGTATACAGGAGCTTGGTGGTGACTTAATTTATTTAGCACCAGACGGACTTCGTACTATTGCAGGTACAGAAAGAATTGGTGACGTAGAATTAGGTACAGTATCTAAACAAATACAAGATAGAATTGCAGATATTGGCACAGATAATATTACTTCAACAGTTATAAGAAGTAAATCACAATATAGATTATTTTTTCCGCAAACTGCTGAAACAGAAATATTATCAAAAGGTATTGCGGCTGTATTAAAAGCAAATCCAGAAACAGGAACATTAGGATTTGAATATGCAGATATAAAAGGTCTAAAGCCATCTGCTACTGACTCATTTTTTATCAGTGATACAGAAACAATAGTACATGGCGGATATGATGGCTATGTATACAAACAAGAATCTGGAGGTGTTTTTACAAGAGCATCTAGCACAGATACTATAAGAGGTTTTTACCGTTCTCCCGATATGTCATTAGGAGACCCAGGTATAAGAAAGAGTATGCAAAGAGCTTTAGTCAACTATAAAGTTGGTGAAGCTATAGATACAACAAATCAAACATTTAGATTGAGGTATAATTTTGATGATACAAATACACCACAACCAGATGCCTATTCATTTTCATCAGCACAAGTGGCGGCATTTTATAACAGTGGTGTGTATGGAACATCAGCCTACGGCTCATCTGGATTTCCATTAGAAAGAATATCTGTGGAAGGTTCTGGGTTTGTTGTGGCATTTAAATTAGAAGACCAGAGTTCAAAACAAGCATTATCCTTAAGAGGATTTGAATTAGAATACGTTAACGGAGGAAGAAGATAATGGGAGCGACCTATACAAGACAAAGTAGTAGTAGCATTGCAGACGGCTCAGTCATTGAGGCTTCTCATTTTAATAATGAGTTTGACCAATTACTAGCGGCATTTGCGGCAAGCACTGGTCACACGCATGATGGTACAAGTGCAGAAGGTGGCCCTATTACTAAACTACTTGGCACATCTATTACAGTAGGTGATGCAACTGCAGGTACGGATATAACAGTTACATTTGATGGCGAAACATCTGATGGTGTTTTAAAATGGATGGAAGATGAAGATTATTTTGAGTTTTCAGATGATATACTTGTAGCTAGTACAGAAAAATTACAATTTAGAGATACCGCAATATATATTAATTCATCTGCTGATGGTCAATTAGATTTAGTAGCAGATTCAGAAATACAATTAGCGGCTACTACAATAGACATAAATGGTGCTGTTGCACTTAATGGTGCTATCACAGGTGCTACTAATATTACATTATCTGGTGAATTGGATGCTGCAACTTTAGATATATCTGGAAATGCAGATATTGATGGCACATTAGAAACAGATGCGCTTTCTATAAACGGAACAACTGTTACATCTACAGCTGCAGAATTAAATATACTTGATGGCGTAACAGCCACTGCCGCAGAAATTAATGCATTAGATGGTATAACTTCTACTGTAGCAGAACTTAATATTTTAGATGGTGTAACTTCAACTGCGGCTGAGTTAAACTTAGTAGATGGTATTACAGCAGGAACAGTGTCTGCTTCAAAAGCAGTTATTGTAGATTCTAATAAAGATTTAACTGGACTTAGAAATTTAACTATATCTGGTGACTTAACAGTATCTGGTGACGATATTACTATGGGTACTAACACAGCAGGTAACTTACTTGTAGCGGATGGTACAAACTTTAATTCTATAGCTGTAAGTTCTTTATCTGAAATATCTACAGTAGCTAATGATGATGTATTCTTAGCAATAGATACTTCTGGTGGTGGACTTAAAAAGATTGCAAGAAGTGCAGTAGTATCTGGACTAGCAACATCTAGTGCATTATCTAATGTAGTAGAAGATACAACTCCACAACTAGGTGGTGATTTAGATGTTAATGGTCAAGACATAGTTTCTACATCAAATGGTAATATTACTATAACACCTAATGGAAGTGGTGTTGTAAGATTAGATGGTAATGTAGATATTCAAAGTGGTACTATTGATTTAAAAAACTCTGGCTCAAGGTCAAAAATTAATTTTTATTGTGAGTCTGGAAACGCACATGCACAAGCACTTCAAGCGGCACCACATTCAGAGAGTGCTTCAAACACTTTAACATTACCAAGCACAGGAGGAGACGTTGATTTAGTTTCAACAGCTTCAACTGCAACATTAACAAATAAAACTTTAACTACACCTATTATATCAGAAATAGATTCT